TACTATCTGACTGTCATCATCGTATGCAATTTTATTCAAGGCATCCATGATGGTTTTTAAACAATTATCTGCATCTCTCCGAATCATCGGACGTATTTCGCCTTTTTCTTTTTGCTGTTTAACCTTTATTGTATCAGACTTTGGAATTCCATGGTAAAGTTTAACTCTTAACTCAATTGGTATTCCCTTTTCCAAGAACATTTTACCACATTGCATTTTATAATCAACCGCAATCTTGAATTCTGCATCTTTTGTTTTCCTTGGCGTATAAAATGCAAACTTTCCACCACGGGGTCTTTCCTTTGATACGGGTTCACCGTAAGAAATAAAACTTGCTTTCATTCATCAAATAATTTTTGCATCTCATCAAACCTTTCCCTCGCTTTACCAATCCTCATGCTGTCACCCACAAACTGTACAGGGTAACAACACTCAAACACTCTCTCATACATACGTCTGTATCTTATATCTGTTTCATTTTTCATTTGCTTCAGACCATTGTTTGTTGTTATGATAAACGGTTGCTTCGAATTGTACCTATCATCAATTGCTTTGCATAACTTTTCTATGGCAAATTCTGTGCTTCTCTCGGCACCAAAATCATCTATAATAAGGAGATCCGCTTTTAATACTTCTTCTTCACCTTGAACTATACTAATGGCTGATGTCATCTTCACACTAATACCCTGTTGTGCTATTGCATTGCCTATACATGCAGCAGCCCAAGTCTTTCCACGCCCTGTATCACCATAGAAAAGTAATCCTTGATTCTTTGGAATCATCACTTCACGAAAACGTTCTACATATCTTTCGCATATTTTCTTGTTCTTTGTATTTGCTTCTGTTTCTTTCCAGTTTTCAAAGATTGCGTCTTTGAATTGTCCAAGCATTCCACTACGCATCAGAATATAATTGATACGTTTATTTTTCTTCTCTTCCTCTTGTGCATTTTCTTCCATTTCAAATGCTTCCTTATCGCATTTGCACATTCTCCATCTCTTTATAGGTTCAAACCCAAAAGATTCATCACAGACCGTTCTCTGTTCACCACAGACACCACAATACAGGATTCCATTATCCTCATAGTCATTTTCATGCTTTGGCATTGTTGCAAGACTGCAATCTGCAATCCTTCTAATCATTTCATGCAGTCTCCAATTGTAACTTCCTGTGGATACTTTATTGTCCATCATACCACCTCAACCTCACAGAAATGGATTAGTTCCGTCAAATTCATACTTGTCTTCAAAAACATCTTCTGTGTTCAGATAATCCGCAAAAGGTTCATTCTTTCCAAAGAATGTTGCTGGCAACTTAATGTAACATTCTTCTGTTTTTCTCTTCCTACATTCTTCTGCATACGCCTTTGTTGCCTGTAAGAGATCAACCTGAGTATAATCTACTCTTCTTACATTGTAGCATCTATATGCTTTCCGTTTTTCTTTTTTGCGAGGGTATTCTTTCCATACCTCTTCAAACTCTTCGGAATAAACTTCTTCACTTTTTCCCTTTGTTTCATGCTTCTCTTCTGTAACTAAGATTGCATCATTTTTTGCATCATTTTCACCAAAAACACACATATTATTATTATCTATATACTCTAATCTCTTAACTCTATTCTCTGGGTAACGTTCGGGTAACATTGTTACCCTTGCATCACCAATTGATGCATTTGCTCTTTCTGCTCTTAGTCTTCTCATTTTTGCAGCTTTATCCGTTTCTTTGCCACAAAGTTCGTTAATTTGTGCCATATATAACTCACCTGTATCCATTTTTTGGATGAGTCCAAATGTACAAAAAATCGAAATTGATGCACGTACTGTATCTGCATCAACGTGAATTGCATCACTTAATGATGCAATATCATAGGGTATGATCTTATTACCAACCAGCATCACCAGACTGCCATTGTAACGCAACGAGCAGAGCAAAAGTTTAAGATAAACGTTACTGTACTTGATACCATTTGGCTGTGATTCTATGAACCGCATGGTATCATCTTTGAAGAAATCTTCCTTGAGTTTAAGCCAATAGAACGTTTTGTTTTCAGACATACCAACACAACCTCATCTATCTATAAATTTATTTAAAACATTCTCCGGGATTTTAACGATTCCATTTTCCTTGATAATCATTCCAATTTTTTCGAATTCCCACAACGCATGGAAGATAACACTTAATGGCTTGTTGAATTCTTTTGAAAAATCTATATCTGAATACGGTACATTGTTTTCATGGACAAAATTTCTACACCCTAATTTTTCTGAGAGAAACAGCATTCTTATCCAGATAGAAATATACAAATCACTGTTTTCATGACCTTCTAAAGTTTTGAAATAATCACTTTCAAAAATATCCGATCTTAGCTTTAAAACTGGCTCTTTATCCATTATTGTAAACCTCCTTATCTATTTGATAGCATAATGATTTTACCATACAGTATAATTTGTGTCAATCTTTTTCTTTACAATAATAAAAGGGAGACATTAGTCTCCCCATTACTTAATCAATTAAAACGGCAGTTCACCGGGAATATCATCATCTACTGCATCAGGAATATTCTCAGGAGGCACAAAGTTTCCTGTATCCTCAGTCTTTCTCTTGGAATCTGCAAAATAGATATTATCAATGATTACTTCTGCATTTCTACGCTTGTTATTATCTTTATCCGTCCAATTACGAATCTGGAGTTTTCCAATGACAGCAGCAAGGTTTCCCTTTGCAAAATGCTTGCTAATGAATTCTGCTGTGGATCTCCATGCCACACAATCGATGAAATCGGTTTCACGTTCCCCGGAATCCTTGTTTGCAAAATCTCTATCAACTGCAAGGGTAAATGAAGCTACCGCTGTCTGTGTTGCCGTATAACGGAGTTCAGGATCTCTTGTAAGTCTTCCCATAATTGTAATCTGATTCAGCATTTTTTACTCTCCTTTATTCTTCCACCCCAATGCGTAAGAATGGAATCAATTTCTTCTTGAGACTTTGTCTCGATATTATACTCACGGCAATCGTCCAATACATAATTAATCAAACGTGCCATAGTATCCTTGTCATAGGTTGACGAACCATAATATAAAATCACGTTCGTACAACCTTCAATTTTTGAAGGGAAGATATCACAAACCCATCCAAGACCATTATGTTCCCATCCATCTATTAAATCGGATAATGCTTCATTCTGGATGCATATTGCAGTACTGTTCCCACCAATGTCTTTTACAGCCTGTCGATAATATTCAAGTTTTAATTTCCCTGTCTTTGCTGCAACCTTATCCGCTAAAACCCAAAAATATGCATTAGCATCTAAACTACGCTTATCCGACCATTTTTTGATTTTTACATCAATGTCTTTCTGCTTCAAGTCTTCATAGGTTTCTCTCATATCATCATCGATTTCTAATGATACATATTGTTTACCATCATAACCTAAAAAGAAATCTGTGATTCTTCCCCTCATGGTTATGCAGACTTAGCTATACGCTGATGTTTTTTCTGACAATTGTAACAATACTTATCTCCATATACATCTACAGAATAATTTGCTACTTTCTCAGATATTTCGGCACCGCAATCAACACATATATGTGCACCAGCCTGTACAGGCTTCTGTGATGCATTCTGCTGCGTTTTTTGTGTGCTTGCATTAGATTGTACCTCTTGCTGTGAAACGTTCCGTCCTGTGGGTTCTGTGGTTGTTTTAACGATACCATTTTCCATGCGGTAACATTCACATTTCAATGTTGCATTGCAGATTACGATATCTGTAATTTTACGTGCTTCCTCGTTATAACCAATTTCTTTAACATAGAAGCGGTTATAAGTTTTTCCTTTTTTATCATCGACTTTTATGACATTGACATAGGGTTCATATACTTTTATCTGCAAAGGAGTATATAATTCACGACCAATTCCCCAAAGGAATCCAGCACGTTTCATGGCATCGGATGCTTCTGACTTTTCCGCTTCCATGTTTGCTTCAGTTCCAACATTTTCCTTATGAATCCAACATTTCTTTTCATCGTCCCAGACTTCAATTTCACAGTACATCTTTTTATCAATACTGCGATAACGATTCTGCCAATTCATGCTACCAAAGACTTCATCAAGGAGTTTCATATCGGTTCTTGCTGTTTTGTAAAGCATCAAGGAAACATACCAATGTCCTTTTGCTGAAGGTTTGATCTCTTGAACCCTGACTTCAATTTCATCTGCTCTGAGTAAACGAATACTTTCCATTTTAATTCTCCATTCTAAAAATTATGATACCTTGATATTTTTGTATTCTACGATTCTTGCATGAGGGACTTCTTCCCCGGATTTGATTGCATTTCCAATTTTTACTCGATCTGCTTCTGGATCTGGTGCTGGTTTAATTCTTACAAATTCGGGTCTGTTTTCTAATGCCCATTTAACAAATTCATCATCAACTTCTGTTTTTGAACTTTTGCGATAAGAAATATTAACACGGGACGTTTTTAAAGGATTTCCATCAAGATGGTAATCTATAAAATTCAAAGCATTATTTTCCTGTTTTTCAAGGGATTTCACTCTTTTCATCAACGCTTCTACTTCTTTTAAAATACCTTCTTTTTCTGTGCGATACCCTTTTAAAGCACATGCACATGATTCTATTTTTTCTTCACGTTCAATTGCTAATGCTTCAAGTTCTTCAATGTTAAAAGTGATTTCTCCGTTTTCCGGGTTAACAGATCCATCAAGTAGTTCTTGGATTCTTGCATCTATTTCGTATATCTTCATTCGCTTCACCTCCCTTCACAAACATGCCGATATCAACCTTCATTAATCTTATGGCATCATCTAATTCTTTTTCATTCGTAATCCCATAAGATAATAATGCATCTTTTAAATCAGATTGAAACATGTTTTGATCTCCGATATCGTTTCTGACAATTTCCCAAGTCCCTCATAAAGTTTACTCAACTCAATCGGGTCTTTTCTTCCTTCATAGGCAATCTGCATTAATTTGTCTTTAATCTGTTCCGCATTCTTTAAATCAACACTTAATCTGCATACTGCCTGTGGAATATCTACTCTCTCATCAGAAATATCCATATTTCTTCCAATAGGACATTCATGCTTGCAATAATAGTTCAGAAGATGCGGAGCATTATATAAATCTGCCATCAATATTGCATTGTCTGGAGGCATACACTTATATAATCCACACTCTGTGTCACGGATAACATCAATTGACGTTCCTAATGCTTCCGCAGCACCTTCTCTGGATTCTAATTTTTCATTATATTTTGCAGCGTTTTTCCGTGCTTCATACCATACATTACCCACTGCTTTTGTTGCTCCTCTACCTATTTTCCACACAACCCTTCCATGCTATACTTTAACCATCACAAACCAATAATTACACAAGTAAGCAATTAACTTATCCCCATGGTAACATTCCATCGTAAAAAATATTGTTCCACTCCTCAAACGTCATGTTAAGGATCTTGGACAATAAAATCTTTTCATCGTCACTGAATTTAATGTAACCACGCTCTTTTTTGTAGTACAAAGATATCTTCATTCCAAGTGATTTCGCAATATCCATTCTCGACTTATTCATCAATACCCGTTTCGACATTAACTCATATGGTCTGATTTCCATCACCTCCCCTATTAAGTTTTACCAGTGTGATAATTATAAACCTCATCTGTGTAATTGTAAAGATTTTTTTTACCAAAAAGATAAAAAAAATACTCATTTGTGATAAAATGTACAAAATTATTTTGGAGGGAAAACTATGAACATCAATGACTACCAAGGATTCGACAAATACGCACCGTTCCGTGCAAACCTTGAAACGCTTATTAAATCCCATGGAATGACAGCACGGCAGCTTTGCCTTGCTACAGGAATTTCCGTTGCAACCATGTCTCGTTATCTTAATATTAAACGTATCCCGGACATGATTTACATTTATGCCATTGCAGACTATTTTAATGTGTCGATTGATTGGATTCTTGGAAGAACCCAGCCAAACGAACAATTGCCTAAAGAACAACTTGAACTGTTACGAAGATATAGTATTAGTTCTGATACGGATAAACTTGTCATTAATACAATTTTAGGTAAATACGAATGAAAGAATTTATCACTATTGCAGAGAATGTTAAACTGAATTATAAATTGACAGCTAAAAAAATAGACATATCCACTGACGGATATATCTACATTACCACAGATCATATACCATGCTCTTATCCAGAATTAACTCCTCAATATTTGGAAGTCCTATGTAGAAACTATTACAAAGAAAAAACTGGAATTCCTAATAATATAACTGATGTAATTGGAAGGGAATGTTCCTGTGGATTCAATCATGAAATCTACAGGCTTCTGGACATGCATAAGGATCGGGTAACATTTATACGGACTAATGGTTAAAACTGCTATTTATGTGCGTGTATCAACGCACTATCAAATTGATAAGGATTCTCTTAATGTTCAAAAACGAGAATTAACAGCTTATGCAGAATTGATATTGAGCAGCACCGAAAATATAATATTTGAAGACGCTGGTTATTCTGCAAAGAATACAGATCGACCAGAATTTCAAAGGATGATGGAACGGATACGCACAGGAGAATTTACACATTTACTTGTTTGGAAAATTGACCGTATATCTCGCAATCTATTAGACTTTTCAAATATGTACAATGAATTAAAATCAATTGGCGTAACCTTTGTATCAAAGAATGAACAATTTGATACTTCCACAGCAATTGGTGAAGCTATGCTCAAAATCATTCTTGTGTTTGCTGAACTTGAAAGAAAAATGACATCAGAACGTGTTACTGCCGTTATGCTATCAAGAGCAAATAACTCACAATGGAACGGTGGAAAAATTCCTTTTGGATATTCCTATGATAAAGAAAAGAAAGAATTCTCTGTTTGCCCAGAAGAAGCAAAAATTGTAAGAAATATCTATGAACAATATACAAGATACAAATCTGTTATACAAGTTGTCAAGAATTTAAATGCAAATGGAATTAAAACAAGAAGATCAGTGAAATGGTCTGGAACAACTGTCCATAAAATATTGACCAATCCATTCTATATTGGAACATACGTTTACAACGTACATTCTGATGGAAAAGGAAACAGGAAACATGATGAATCTGAATGGATAACAATAGAAGATCACCATGAACCATTAATATCACAGGATACCTTCCAGAACGTCCACAGACAGCTTACAGACAACAGAAAACAAATACAAAGGATTTATACTCGGAAACATATACATCCTTTCCACGGTCTTGTATATTGCTCAGAATGCGGTTCTAAGATGACTGTAACGATTGGCAGACCAGATATTAATGGATACCGTTGTTCTATCTATGGATGCCCAAAGAGAAGACATGAAGAATGTAAAGGTTCTTATGTTTACGATACTCAATTCGGCGGAACTATTTTAAATCTTATTGCTAACATAATAAATGCAAATAACGAAAAACCACATAGCTTTGAATTCTTCAAGAAATCAATTATGAAAAACCTTCCTATATCAGAAATAGAAGGTTTAGAAAAACTCTATGAACTATGTGGAACATCTCACACAGGATTTGAATATGGAATCAAAGAAGACAACCAATATGAATCTCTATTTCAGCAAAGAAAAATCCAAGAAAATGCAATGGCACGACTTACGCATTTATATCTCTACTCAGACGATCCAATCCCAGAATCAGAATACATTATCCGAAGAAAAAAAATTGAAGACCAAATTGAAGACATCAACACAAGACTTGAAAAAGTAAGACCCGAATCGAACTTTGAAGAAAAGGCTTTGTATTTTCTCACGCTGCAATCTTTCTTAGGAAAACAAAAAATTGATTATACATCATACATTGTAAAAACAGATAAACTCCTGTTGCGTACTTTCCTCTCTAAGATCATAAAGAGAATAGACCTTCAAAGTGACGAAATAAAATCAATTATTTTTTCAAACGGAATCGAATTGCGATTCAAATATTAATGGGCTGGTTTTATCCAGCCCACAATTCAAAGAAGTTCTTTAATTTGTTGTTCATCTGGGGATAAAACTGTAAGTAATCCACCACAAATTTCATTACCATTACTATCACAAGTAGTTACAGCAACTTGTTCAATTTTATTGTCACTATATACTGCTTGAAAAGTCGAAATTAATTGTGTTCCTTTAGGTACGAATCCCTTAATTTTGAAATTCATTGATCTTACTGATAACAATAAACCAATATTCT